TCCGCGAACCGCTGTGCGCAGTTCAACAGCGCAGGCTCCTTCGCCCCAAACGGCGCCGCCACCGCCGTGTACGTGGGGAAAAATAGCACGTCCAGCCGGTCGATCAATGCCGGCGGCACCATCAATGCCAGCGGCGCCGACTACGCCGAGTACATGACGAAGGCGACCGACTGCGGCGTGATCGCAAAGGGTCAGATTGTCGGCGTCAGCGCCGCCGGCCAGCTCACCGACAAGTGGGCGGACACGGTGTCCTTCCTGATCAAGTCGACCGATCCGTCGTACGTCGGCGGCGATACCTGGGGCAGCGAGGAAGCGCTGGGCGTAGCACGTCCGGTGGAGCCGGTGTTCGAAGCGCCGGCCTACACCGGCGCGCCGCATCCCGGCAGCGCGCCCGATCTGCCGTCGAACCTTGCAGGCGAGGACGACCCCGGCTACCTGGAAGCGCTGGCACTTTTCGAATCCGCCAGCGGCCAGTACCTCGCCGCGCTGGCGCAGTACGAGGCCGACCAGCAGGCGCATGCCGACATGGTGGCCGCCGCGCAGCAGCAGTTCGACACCGTGACCATGCCGGCCTACCGCGCCGCGCTGGCCGGCTTCGAGGCGGTGCTAGAAGCGGCCCGCCAGAAGGTCGACCGCATCGCCTACTGCGGCCAGGTGCCGGTGAACGTGCTCGGCGCCCAGCCGGGCCAGTACGTGGTGCCGGTGCAGGACGGCGACGGCATCGGTGCCAAGCTGGTGACCAAGTCGGCGATGACGCTGGCGCAGTACATGAGCGCCGTCGGCATCGTCCAGAACATCCTGCCCGACGGCCGCGCCAACGTGCGCGTGAAGCCGGTTTGATAGGTGCCCCATGACGATCATTGTCACTGCAACAAAAACGAACTCCAGCCGCGATTACGACTGGCTGAAGGCTTCGGTGGCGGGCTGGTTGAAGCGCACCGATCTGGCCGCGATGATCCCCGACTTCGTCATGCTGGCCGAAAAGCGGCTGAACGGCGACCTGCGCGCGCGGCTGCAAAATGCGGTGGCCACGCTGGCCGCTACAGAAAGCGCGCAAGTCATCGTTCTGCCTGCGTCCGTACTGGCGGTAAAAACCCTCGCTATCCCCGGCCAGGGGCCTATCGAGTACCTGTCGTCCGGCCAGTTCAACGACCGCTACGCACAGGATGCCGGCAGCGGCACGCCCCGGCACTACACCCAAATCGGTGGCGCGCTGTACCTCGGGCCGACGCCTGATGCCGCCTATACGCTGTCGGCGGTGGCCCGGGCGGCGGTGCCGGCGCTGGCCGATTCCGCCGGCACGAACTGGCTGATCGATCAGCATGCCGAGGCCTACCTGGCCGCGACGATGTGCGAGGCGCTGACCTATATCGGGAACGCCGAGAAGCTGGCGACCTGGGAAGGCAAGTACGCGGGCGCGATCTCGGCCCTCAACGAAGACGAATGGGCCAGCGCCGGCACGATGGCCGTGCGCGCCGCTGGCCCAACCCCATAAGAAGGACAAACCCATGGCAGTTGAAAACGTCTCCAATGTCGGCGACCTGAACGCGGCCGCGCCTACGGGCGCCGAGTCGAAGAGCGAGGGCGATGACCACCTGCGCGCGATCAAGACCGCGCTGCGCCAGAGTTTCGCCGGTTTCGCTGGCGCGGTGCTCGTCACCGGCGCCGACGGCGGTGCCGCGAACGCCTATACCTTGACGCCGGTAACCGCGCTGATCGGCTACGGCGTCAAGATGCTCGCCGAGTTCACGCCGGCCGCGAACAATACCGGCGCGAGCACGCTTGCGGTGTCAGGCCTGGCCGCAAAGCCGGTGGTGGCCGTGGACGGATCCGCGCTGGTTGCTGGCGACCTCGTTGGCGGGCGCACCTACCTCGCCTTCTACGATGGCGCGCAGTTCCGGCTCGCAGCCATCACCAAGAGCTACATCGACCGCACCGTCACCGCGGGCACCGTGCCGGGCGTGGCCGATCCCGCCAACGCGGGCAAGGTCTTCGCCTCGACCGGTGCCGCTGGCCAGTGGATCGGCCTCGACAGCCGCGGAGATCCGGTGGCCGACAAGGGTAATAGCGGCACCGGCCCGGTGGTCGTGAATTATGCCGACGGCGATGGCCAGACCGTGACCGGGACGGGCAACTTCACGCTGTCCGCGACCGGCTTCCCGAATGGCCGCTTCGCCTCGGTGCTGGTGCGCGGTATCAACCTGGGCGCGATCGCCATGCAGTCGACCGGCATCACCTGGATCAAGGGCGACAACACGAAGACCACGAATTTCGCCCAGTCCGGGATCACCTTCCCGAACGCAGGCGAGGGCTTCTTCGCGCTGTTCTCGTACGGCGACGGGACGATTTACGGGAAGGCGGCATGAACCCGGCGGTGCAGGCCGTGATTTGCGGCCGCCGCCGGCAATTGGTGACGCTACCGCCCTTCACCAGCAACGCCACGTGGACGGCGCCGATCACCACCAACCGGATCGAGAAGGCCAGCGGCAAGGGTGCAGCTGGCACGCCATCGTCGACAGCAGTCAGGGACGCATCTGCGCAGGGTGACAGCGTGCAGGGGTACAGCTCTGGCAGCGGATCACAGAGCGGCTCCTTTGCGTGGAACGATTTCCAGAGCGATATTTCGTCAGCACTCAATACCGTCAATGCTGGCGGTAGTGGTAACGGCTACGTCGTAACCTATAGCGGCTATCCGAATTCGAATACGTACAACATCAGTCTGTACCAATATTCGTTCACCGGCGCGATCCCCGGCTCTGCCTACGTGTTCACCAGCCCCGGCTGGAAAAGCAGCGGCGATGTGCTGCCGGGCGACTATGGCTACTTCGCGATCGGCTATAGCCAGAGCTATACGATCCCCGCGACCACGGGAGCGTCGGCCACCGCCTTCGGGCAGACCTTCCCTGGCGGCGCCGGCGGCCCGGCCACGATAACCGAGTTCACCAACGTCGCCATCACCCCGGGCGCCACTTACAACATCGTGGTGCCCGCCGGGGGTTCCGTGACGATTTCCTACTTCCAGTGAGCGAGCATGAAGCCCATCCCGTTTAACAGTGTTGGCGCGGTCGGCGTGGTCAAGGACATCGGGCCCGCCGAGCTGCCGGCCGGCGCCTGGAGCGATGCGAAGAACATCCGCTTCCTCGACGGCGCGGCGCTGCAGTTCCTCGGCCACGGCCAGGTCTACCTGACGCCACCTGAGGCGCCGCAGTACCTGCTGCAGGCAAACGTCGCCGGTGCGCGCTACTGGCTGTACGGCACGGCCAACAAGCAGTACGCGGCCTCCAACGCCACCGGCGCCTCGGTGCACACCGACATCACGCACGCCACGCCGCGAACGGGCAAAGTGAATGCATGGTCCGGCTGCGTGTTCGGGGGCGTACCGGTCCTGAACGCCGGCGACGGCAAGCCGCCGATGTACTGGGACCAGAACCTGACGCATAAATTCGTCGACCTGACGGCCTGGCCGGCGAACACGTCGTGCAGGGTGATCCGGCAGTTCAAGAACATGCTGATCGCCCTGGACATCACGAAGGCCGCCGGCGCACGCTACCCCTACATGGTCAAGTGGTCGAGCTTGGCGGTGGCCGGCGCCCTGCCCTCGACTTGGAACGAGGCCGACGCCACCCAGGACGCCGGCGAGTTCGATCTGGCCGAGGGCCAGGATCCCATCGTCGACGGCCTGGGACTGAAGGACAGCTTCATCGTCTACAAGGAATCCTCGACCTGGGCGATCGACTACATCGGCGGCGCCTTCGTGCTGAAGAGCCGGAAGGTCTCTGGGATGTCCGGCCTGCTGGGCATGAACTGCGCGGTCGACTTCGACACCGGCATGCAGAACATGCATTTCGCCGTCACCGGCAGCGACATCGTGATCCACGACGGATTCTCGGCGCGCTCGGTGCTCGACAAGAAGGCGCGGCGCTTCTTCTTCCAGAGCATCGACGTGGCCAACAGGGGGCGCGTGTTCGTGTTCAAGAATCCGTTCCTGAACGAGATCTTCGTTTGCTATCCCTCGGTGGGGGCAACCTGGTGCGACACCGCCCTGGTCTACAACTACGTCGACGGAACGGTGACCTTCCGGAGCCTGCCGAACATCACGCACGCGGCCTACGGCCCGGTCGACAACTCCTTGGCCGGCAACTGGAACCAGGACAGCGCGCCCTGGGATACCGACCTGACCGCGTGGAACGGCCCGGACTTCACCCCGGATACGGCGCGCGTGATGATGGGCAGCGCCGACACGAAGCTGTTCCTGCTGGACGCCTCGACGTCGTTCGATGGCGCGCTACCAAACGCCTACCTCGAGCGGCGCGGCCTGCACTTCGACGCGCCGGAGCGCATCAAGGAAATCAGCGGCGTCCGGCCGCGCATCACCGGCAACCGCGGCGGCACGGTGCTGGTGCGGCTGGGAGCGGCCGACGACCCTGGCGCCGAACCGGTATGGGGTCCGCCGATCACTTTCACGATTGGCAGCACATCGAAGCTCGACCAGTTCATCTCCGGCCGCTACCTGGCGATCCGGTTCGAAACCGGCACCGCGTACAGCTGGAAGCTCGACGGCTTCGGCCTCGACGTGGTCGACGCAGGGGAATTCTGATGCGGCCCACAAACAGCAACACGATCAGCTACCAGCCGGGCAACGTTCCGGACGACCCGGCGCAGCTGCCCCGTTACCTGCGGGAGATGGAGGCGCGGCTGGCGGCGACCATCGCCGCGCTGGCAGCCGGCCACCTCGACCGCGTGTACGTGCTCCCGGCCAAGCCGCGCGACGGTGACGTTCGCTACCTGGACGGGACGATTGCGCCCGGGAGCGTGCGCGGCATCTACTTCTATGACGGCCCGAGCAGCACCTGGAAGCCCTTGGGCTAAACCGATTCACATACCACGAAGGAATGAACATGGGACTCCTCAGTAGCATTGCCAGCATCGCCGCGCCTATCGCCGGCACTATCTTCGGCGGACCTGCCGGCGGCGCCATCGGTGGCGCCCTCGGCGGCCTGCTGGGCTCGCACGACACGCCGTCCTCGACGACGACCACCAGCCAGAACAAGCTGGATCCGCGCATCGACTCGATGCTGTTCGGCCAGAACGGTTCGGGCGGCCTGCTCAGCCAGTACCAGGGCATGCTCAACACGCCTCAATCGGATGCGATGAAGGGCTACGGCCAAGCCGCAGGCGACTACCTGACCAACTACGGCGCCGCCGACATGGGTGCGATCCGTAACGCGGCGACCGGCCTGATGCAGCCGAACGAGGCCAAAATGGCCGACCTGCTTGGCTACTCCGTGGGCAACCAGGTGCAGGCGCCGAGCCAGAACGGTATCGACCTGACCGGCTCGTACAACAACCTGCTGAGCGGAGGCGACACGTCCAAGCTGATGAGCTCGCTTCAGGCTGGTAACGACTTGACCAGCGCGCAGTTCCAAAAAAATCAGACGGATGTGACAAACAACCTGATGCGCAACGTGATGCCGTCGATCCGCAGCAACAGCGTGTTAGCCGGTCAGTACGGCGGCTCGCGTCAGGGCATCGCCGAGGGCAACGCGCTGAGCGACTACACGAATCAGCTGACGAGCGCGAACACGCAGCTGGGCGCCGCCAATAGTGCGAACACGGCAAACGCGTTGGCCGGCGCCTACGAAAACGGCCAGAACCGCGCGCTGTCCGCAACGCAGGGCTTGGGCGCGCAGCAGTATGGAGTCGCCAGCCAGGACGCCAACACGAAGAACCAGGCCGAGTTCCAGAACGTGAACAACCTGTGGGACGCCAGCAAGACGAACGCCGCAGCCACGAACCAGATGGCCCAGGCGAACAACGGCGCGGCGCTGGGCGGCGCGGGACTGCTGGGTGGGCTGACCGGCTCGGCCTACGGTACGGCCAACAACGACCAGAACTACGGCCTCAATCGCGCTGGCGCCGTGAATAGCCTGCTCACGCCCTACCTCGGCGCGAACAGGTCCACAACGGACACACAGCCGATCTACCAGAACACGGCCAACAACGTCGTGGGCGGCATGTTGGGCGGCCTACAGCTATCCGGCCTGATGGGCGGCGGAAAGAGCAGTACCGGTGCATCGATGGGGTCGATATTCGACCTGATGAAGCCCGGCGCATTGAGTTTCGGTTAAGGGGAAAACATGCCAGGATTACTCGACTTTTTTACCAGCCAAGACCCTGCACAGCAGCAGGGTTTGTTGTCGGCCACCGCTGCGCTTCTGCGCGCCGGCGGGCCGAGCCGCGTTCCGATCTCGGCCGGACAGGGTATTGCGGATGCGCTCGACGGCTACCAACAGGGCCAGCAGCGCGCCCGGCAGCAGGCGCTATTCGGCCTGAAGGTCAAGGACGCGCAAAGCGACCTGGCGAACCAGGAGCTGCTACGTGACCAGAAGAAGCGCATCGCTGCGCGGATGGCGGGCGATTCGCAACCCTCCGCCGGACCGCTCGACGCCCAGTCGGCGCCGATGGCATCGGCTATGCCCGGGGGCCTGATGTCGCCGAAGATCGGCGGCCTGGAACTGCCGACCAATGCCTCGGCGACCGCCGCGCCTCGCGTGAACCAGACCGACGCCTATGTCCAGCGCATGATGTCCATTGCCCAGGCACACGCTGATGAAGGCGACATTGATGGCGCCACCAAAATCTACGAGCAGGTGCAGAAGCTGCGGCCGAAGTTCAGCAACGACGTCACCTGGGTGCGCGGCACGAATGGCAAGCAGGTGGGCCTGCGCTTCGCTGACGACGGCAGCAATCAGGAGCTCGACGGCTACGCGGAGCAGCAGGACCCGAACAAAGCCTTCTCGATCAGTCCTCGCGGTATGCCCGTCGCCAACCTGCCTTACCAGCAGTACGAGCTCAGCAAGGCAAAGGCCGGCGCCACGAACGTCACCACCAAGGTGGAGACCAAGGCGGGCGAGAGCCTTGCGGCCCAGGTCGGCCCGATACTGAAAGATTCAGCCACCGCTGCCCAGGGTGCGCTGGGCCAGATCGATGCCGCTGATCGCGTCATCGGCGCCGTCAACACTGGCAAGATCTACGCCGGCCCGATGGCTTCAAACCGGCTGTCGCTCGCGCAGCTGAGCCAGACCCTTGGCGTTGGCGGCAAGGACGATGCCGAGAAGATCGAAAACACCCGCCAAGTCGTGCGCGGCCTGGCTGAACTCACCCTGCAGGGCCGCAAGACAATGCAGGGTCAGGGCCAGATCACCGATAAGGAAAACGAGCTGGCGCAGCGGGCTATCTCCGGCGACATCGACAACCTGACGGGTCCCGAGCTGATCCAGATCGCGAGCGCCAGCAAGCGCGCTGCGCAGTACACGGTCGCGAATCACCAGCGGAAGCTGAAGATCGCGCAGAGCAGTCCGGGAACGGCCGGCATCGCCGGCTACTTCGATGCGCCGGCCATCCCGTCGAGCTTCACGGATCCGGCGCCGGCAGCACCTAAGCCGGCGGCACAATACAAATCGGCCATGAAAGGCCAGGTCATGGATGGCTACCGCTTCAAAGGCGGCAACCCGGCTGATCCGAACGCATGGGAGAAACTATGAGCGGTCCGTGGGAGAAGTTCCAGCAACCGTCCGAGGGTCCGTGGACGAAGTTTCAGTCGCAGGACAGCGCGCAGGCCGAGCCGATCAGCCGCATGGACAAGTTTATCCAGGGCGTGCGCGACCCGATTGACGGCGGCGCCCAGCTGCTCACCCACCTGCTGCCCGACAGCGTGGTCCGGGGCGGCAACAACCTGAACAACTGGCTGGCCGACAAGACGGGGTTGGTCGCACGGCTGCCGGAGGGCGGCGTCGATCAGCAGGTGCGCGATTCGAACCGGAAGTACGAGGCGCGCCGCGCGGCGGCGGGCGAGAGTGGCTTTGATGGGTACCGTGCGCTTGGGGGCATTGCATCGCCTGTGAATCTTGCCATGCTTGGAGCTACGCCTGCTGCAGCAACGCTCGCCGGTCGCATCGGCGTCGGCGCCATCAACGGCGCAGCCTCGGCCTCCCTGAACCCAACAACTGGTGATGGAGATTTTTGGTCGGAGAAAGCGCGTCAGGTTGGTATGGGCGCCGGCATTGGGGCAGTACTGCCAGGCGTGTTCGGTGCGGCGGCGCGCTTCATCAGCCCGCGTGCATCCACCAATCCCAGCGTCGCCCTGCTGCGCAGCGAGGGCGTAACGCCGACCATCGGCCAGACACTCGGCGGGTTCGCCAACAAGGTCGAGGAAAAGCTGCAGAGCGCTCCACTGGTCGGCGATGCAATTCGCTCCGCACGCGGTCGCGCCAACGGCCAGTTCCAGGCCGCGACGTTCAACCGTGCACTGGCGCCCATCGGCGAAGAGCTGCCGGCGGGCATGGCCGGGCGCGATGCCATCAACTACACGGAGGGCCTGCTGAAACAGCGGTATGACGACGTGCTCAACCGGATCGGCGCAATTCCAGCCGACCAGACGTTCGGTGCGAAGCTGTCTAGCCTCGGCCAAATGGTGAACCGCGCGATGCTGTCGCCGGACGCCAAGGCAAAGTTCAGCACCGTGCTGAATGATGTGCAGTCTGGATTCCAGAATGGCGCTCTGACCTCGGATGGCTACAAGACGCTGGAGAGCGCCCTCGGCGCTGACATCCGCAAACTGACCAGCTCACAAGACATTTATGATGGGCGCCTTGCGCCGGCGGTTAAACAGCTTCAGCAGGAGCTGCGCGACCTGCTGCAGCGCCAGGCGGGCCAGAGCGCGGATGAACTCTCTGCCGTCAACACGGGCTGGGCCAACTTCAAGCGCGTGCAGCGAGCCGCCAGTACGCTCGGTGCCGAAGACGGTCAGTTCACGCCGGCTCAGTTCCAGAGCGCCGTGAGGGCGATGGACAAGTCGAAGGACAAAGGGGCATTTGCACGGGGCGGTGCGCTGGGGCAGGATCTGGGCGATGCGGGCAAAGCGGTGTTGACGAACACTGTCCCGAACAGCGGGACCGTAGATCGAGCAATGAACATTGGCGGCCTGATTGCCGCCGCGACTAACCCGAAGCTGCTGCTTGGCCCGATCGCTGGTGCCGGCCTTTACCTGTCACCGATCCAGCGTGCGCTGGTTTCGGCGGCTAGCTCGCGCCCAGCAGCGGCCCAGCCAGCGGCCGAAGCGCTCAGGAAGGCCAGCCCCATGTTTCTCCCGGCTGCGTTGCAGCTTGGCCTTCAGGGCCTGGAGTAATAGCAGAATCACTGCGTTGCCGGTCGCAATGGCGGCAACGCGCATTGTGCTGTCATCCATTCGAGGCCCCCAGCTTGAAGGCGATGTAGTCGCTCATCTTTACTCCTTGTATTTCCAACAATTATAGGCCACCCACGCGGTGGCCTTTTATTTTTCCTGAAAGGTCCACATGAACCAATCCCCCACCCCGGCCGGCTTCGACCTCGACGCCATCTTGAGCTGGGTCCTCCTAATCGGCCTGTCCCTGTGGGGCGGCTTCGCGTCCTTCGTCCGGAAGATGAAGGAAGGCCACGTGCGCGCCTGGAACATCACCGAGCTGGTCGGCGAGCTGGTAATTGCTGGCTTCACCGGCGTGCTGGTGGCAAACCTGTGTGACTCCCTTCCCGCCAACGTGGCATGCCCGGCGTCGCTGAAGTACGCCCTGGTCGGCATCGCAGCCCATATGGGCTCGCGCGCGCTGTTCAAGCTGGAGACCGTGCTGAACACGAAATTTAACCTGCCGGCCGACGACCCGAAGGAGCCGCAGTGAGCCCGAACCTTCGCGCCTTCCTCCAGATGATCGCCGTGAGCGAGCTGACCGCGCGCCTGCTCGTGCTCTCCGATAACGGCTATAACGTCCTGGTCGGCAGCACGCCCGATCACCCGCGGCTGTTCTCCAGCTACGTCGACCACCCGCGCCAATTGATCGATCTGCCGCGCCTCGGGATCAAGTCGACGGCGGCGGGCCGCTACCAGATCCTGGCGCGCTTCTTCGACGCGTACAAGAAGCAGCTCGGCCTGAAGGACTTCTCGCCGGCCAGCCAGGACGCGATTGCCGTGCAGATGATCCGCGAGTGCGGCGCGCTGCAGGACATCGAGCTCGGCCTGCTGGCGACGGCGATCAACAAGTGCCGGAAGCGGTGGGCATCCCTGCCTGGTGCGGGCTACGGCCAGAACGAAAATGACTTCGACACCCTAGCCCTGGCCTTCCGTCGCTCCGGCGGGGTGGTCGCGTGAGCGCGCTCGAACGCCTGCTGGCCGCCGTGATCCTGGGGCTGGCCCTGCTGCTGGGCGGCGCCTGGTGGGTCCACCACTACGGCGCCGAGCGGTTCGCAGCCGGCCAGGCTGCCGCCATCGCAGAGCGCGCAGCAGCCGACGCCGAGGCCACACGCAAGCGTACCGAAACCAACGCGACCGAGGCCGTGCGCCAGGTCGTCAGCAACGCAACCATCACGGAGAAAAAGCATGAAGAGATTGCCCCTGTTCGCGAGCGCATTGTTACTCAGCGCGTGTACGTCGGCACCGCAGTATGTGGTGACCGACCTGCCGACGCCCCCCAAGCCGAAGGCGCCGCCGGCGGCGACAGCGCCGATCCACCCGGCCGGCTGGTTCGAGCAGACGTTGAGCGAGATCTTGTCGCGCTGAAGCTGGCAGTTGAGGAAGATCTAGCAACCGGTCGGGCATGCCAACGCGTCCTGCATGAAAACGGTATGGTGCCCTGAATGGAACTCCACGTCATCACGCCGCGCGGCGCGGTGCTGGTGGCGCAGGTGATAGATGGCCGGGTGATTGTGCCGCCGGCTCCGCCGCCCGCCGCCGCGCCGGCTCAGCCAGCACCCGGCAAATAAGTGCGAACCCGGCGCCGCGCTTCGCCAGGAACTGCGCCGCGGCGCGCACGCCGGCCAGCTCGGCGAGGGCCAGGGCCAGGTCGATGTCGGCGGACAGGCGGGAGTTTGGACGGTCGGTGCGCATCACGCGATTGTGCCGGCCTCATCGAAAAATGGGTTGCGCTGTCTCAAGGGCTATACTGTATTTTCATACAGTATCGAAGCCATGAAACCAGCCCTTACCCGTGAAGACCTGATCGCGATCCGCGACCGCAACAAAGGCCAGGAAGACGTCGTCGCGCTGCTGTGGGAGGTGCACCGCCTGCGCGCGATCGCGCTCCGCTCGCACGACTATTTCCGCCAGCAGCCGACGTCGTCGACGGCGCGGATGCTGGCCGACGCGATGACTCGGATACTGGAAGACGAGCCGGCAGTGAAGGAGCAGCCGAAGCTGTGAAATGACGGCTTTTTGCCAACATGGGCCATGAAACCCGCATGGGCGCTCAAATTCCGCAGGTTCGATTCCCTCCGCCTCCACCAGTATTCAAAAATAAAGCCCTGCCGGCGCAAGCCGGTGGGGCTTTGTTTTTGAATACTGCGCGCGGCCAGAGTGCATCGAATCCTCGTCCGGAACGGACGAGGGGCGGAGCGGGGGTTTCGAGCTGCGCAGCAGCGCGCCCGCGTAGCGACGTTGCGCTGGAAGCGCAACGGCTCTCCGATTCGTCCATTCAAGCAGTCGCGCAGCGACTGTGCCTTGCGCGGCAAGCCGCTCCCCTCACAGCAGCAGCCTCACAACCACCCCCTACCAGCCATAACCAACCCCACCTGCCGCGCAATCAACCAATGCGAATAAGGCGTCAAATCCACCCAATCCGCATACATGAAGTGGCTCACATCCACCCCCGCCCAAGTATTGAACACATTGCAGAACAACGCATTCCCATAAAGCGCATTCGGCCCGCAAGCCGGCGCGGTCGTATTGCTCAACCCATAAAACGCAGGATTGAAGAGCTGGTCATGGGTCAGGGCATACACGTCCACCTGCGCCACCTGGAACGTGCCGTCCAGCCCCGCCTTCAGCGCGCGGTTGTAGCTGTCGACCATGGCCTGGATCAGGTTGCGCATGGCCGGTTCCTGCGCGTTGCCGAAGGGACTGCCCGCCATATCGGGCAGGTTGTTGACCACCACGTAATTGGCGCCCTTCGCGACGATCTGGTCGCGCACGATGGCCGCCAGGTCGGTGCCGGCGTTTGCCGCCACGGTAATCGCCGTCGGCCCGCGCAGGAACAAATACATGGCGCGCGCCTCGGCGGCGCCCTCGTAACCGGCCGCCTGGCCCGCCGCGACTGCGCCGACGTATAGCTGGCGCCATAGCTCCATCACATCGCCCTCGCCCGCCATGACGAAGACGATCTCGCTGCCCTGAAACCGGCCGCCCGCCAGCGCCAGGTGGTTCGCGACCTGGTTCCATACCGGCATTGTCAGCGCCCCCATTTCCGAACCCGTTGCCGGGTGACCGAAACCGATCGGATCCGTGACCCGCGCGCCGCCCTGCGCATAGCCAAAGCAGCCTGGAACGTTCGTCACCGGCGCCGCCAGCCCGCGCGTCGGGTCGCCCTGCAGTCCGGTCTGGGCCGCGCATGGCGCCGGCAGGCCGAACACCGGCGCCAGCATTTCGGTCCAGGTCTTGCCGACCAGTTCGGGACGCAAAATCGACGCATCGCCATTGATGGTGAATTTCCCGCCGCCCAACGCCGCGACTGCGCCCACCGCGTAGCTGCCAACGTCGGCAAGGCTGTCGCCAAACGTCACTTGGGCGCTGAACCGGTAAGCCGCCGCCTGCGGGGCGTCGGCGGCGATGACGGGGGCGCTTCCATTGCCGCCGCCGTCGCCTCCCCCGCATGCCGCGAGTACGACGGCGGCCACGAGAGTACGCATGTATTTGATCGTCTGCATGAGTTTGCCCCGGAGCGTCAAGCCGCATGAACAAGTGGCATTCACTCTGCCTGCATCGATCAACGCCATGCTTGATCCAGCGCTAAGTCGTCCGCGCCTGCGGGGCATTCCGACCCAATCTTGACCGCCAAGTTTCAGCTCTGTAACAATATGTATCAAAAATGATACATGCGCGCCTCCTTCAGCATTTCTTCCCTAGATTTTTCTATCTGCAACTTTGCGGCGCAGCAATCTTATGTGAAAGTATTTACATCCGCTCAGCGTATCGCTCAGACGTACCGGCCGGGTGCAACAGACGAGTTGCTTCAAAAATAAATTAAATCATCCCAGGAGTTGTTGTGAAGCAGAACAGTATCTTCAAGAAGAATTCCATCGCA